CAATGGGTGGATTGCTTGGTTTAATGCTGGCCTACGGCCTACTTTTTACAGGAGTTTAAGATGAAATTCCAAGTTGGTGAGTTTGTTAACGTTGGTATGACTAGTCTTCGTGGTTATGTTGAAACTTCTTATGATGCTATCGTAGCTACATTTGGTGAACCTACTTTTTTAGGTTCAGGAGATGATAAAGTCGACTTTGAGTGGGATATTCAATTTAATGATGGTACAGTGGCTACCATTTATAATTGGAAAGATTACGATGGTGGTTGGAAAGCTATGTTGGCAAGTGAATATTGCTGGCATATTGGCGGCCGCAATCAAATTGCAGTCTCAAACGTATTAGAAGCATTAGGAGAAGATAATGTATAGAGTGCACATGTTGCATACATCTCAAGAAGATTTCTGGGCAGATTCACTCAATGATATTGTAGCTGAAAGTGAACGTGACTATTACGAACATATTCGTGACATCGCGTGTGATTACGCTAAAACACTTAGGGTTCCTTCTACAGTAGAAATGGGTGATCCTATGGATGATGGGATTATTGCTGCGTATGTTTGGGTTAATGGTGTTTGCAATACTCAAGTAATAGGAGAACCCGTAACATGGTGAGCAATGTAGTTAGTCTTATGGACTATAAACAAAAAAAGCTAGACAAACTAGCAGCAGCTGCAAAAGCATATGAAGAAGGTGTAGATGTTGCAGACATTTTTAAAGAAATGTCGACTGAAGAACTAGAAAGATTTGTAAATTTCTTACAATCTGTTGTTGATGATGACACTGGAACCGTAACTTTAACAGTGATAGACGATGAGAATAACTAGAATTCATAAATCTTCTCATCAAACAAAATGGATGTTTCTTAAAAGGAAAGAAGAATTGAAACAACGAACAAAACAAAAAATTCTCGAAGATGCCGATGAATTCTATGGACTAGGATTTAAAAATCCTTTAATGGTTTTGCAATTAGCGAAAATCATTGATTCCGAAGGAAATCCTGTAGAACTCAATAGCGTTCAAACAGACGATGACAAAACGATACGTGTGTCAATGGAAGAAGCTAAAATACTACATTCTCTGTATTACATGGTGGACACTAAAAGGCGTCGTGAGTTTACTGAAGACTGGCAAAATAGTGAAACTTTTACGAAGTATCTTTCAAAATTAAAATGAAAAAATTCTGGACAATTTGGAAATATGCACTAGGTGGATTTTCGGATGATAAAACGGAACCTTATGATAATTACGTTGCACTCCTTCGTACTATTATTGTGGGCGTTAATTTTCTTACGTGCTTTTTCATAATGGCAAATGTAATACATAATTGGTAGCAAAAACAATAACTTATGTACTGGTTTACTTTTTCGCAAAAATACAGTAGAATATACTAGTAAATTGGAAAAAGGTAATAAAAATGATGGATGGATTAGATTTTTACGACTGTTTTATTGAGCCTCTGTTGGACTTAGATCCGTCAGACCTTGCTAAGGTTGCTGACCGCACGTTGCCTAAAAATTGGTTTTTGACTCAGGACGGTCATGATGATACGGCCGATAAGATTGCCGAAGTGATTTGTGCTCAGTATTACGACTCGGGTGCCTCTGAGATTTGGGGACCTACCACGTTTTTCAACTGGTATGTCGATGGTCTTCTTAGTAAAAAGGCGGTGCATTAATGAAAAATTTGGTAGCAAAATATGCACGTCGTTACAATAAAGCTGTTGTGATGGCGGATAGAAAAAAACTTGCAAAACGTGGTTATCGTAAACATAAAAAGGAAATAGTGTAATGTCACACGAACTTGAAATTGTAAATGGAAAAGCATCAATGGCGTATACTGGTGAACTACCTTGGCATGGCCTTGGTGTTAAAGTTGATTCTAATATGTCGCCAAAAGAAATGATGCAAGCGGCAAACTTAGATTGGACTGTTGAAAAGGAAGATGTATTTTTCCAACTCAATGGTCAAATGGTTCCTGCTCCAAAGAAGAAAGCGTTGATTCGTACAAATGATAACGCTTACCTTGACATTGTCTCAGAAGATTGGATTCCTGTCCAAAATGAAGAAGCTTTCGAGTTCTTCTCTGAGTACGTCAAGAATGGTGATATGACGATGGAGACGGCAGGGTCTCTAAAAGATGGTCGTATCATCTGGGGACTCGCACGAATCGGCGAGTCTTTTTCCCTGTTCAACGGTAAGGATGAAGTGACCAACTATCTCCTTTTGTCTAATCCTCACCAGTTTGGACGCGGTGTTGACATACGCACTACACCAATTCGAGTCGTATGCAACAATACCATCTCAATGGCGCTGCAAGGGAAAGCAGCCCTAGGCATTAGCCTAAGTCATCGTAAGTCTTTTGACGTAGATAAAGTCAAAGCAACCTTGGCTGAAGCTTCTCAAATGCTAGGTAATTACCGTGAGGTGGCTGAGTTCCTTTCTAAGAAAAGGTACACTCAGGAAAGTCTCTTTGAATACTTCACCAAAGTATTTCCAAAAACATCTAACGCTAAAGGTGAGGTGTCATTCAAAGAGCTTATGGCTAGCTTCAAGAGTGGTGATAGTAAACTTGCATCAAGAAATGCTATCAATGCAATGGAAGTAGTCGAAACTCAGGCTGGTGCTGAGTTCGGCAAAGGAACATGGTGGTCAGCTTACAACGCTGTCACTTATATGACTAATCACACAATGGGTCATAATCCTGATACTCGCATGCAGTCACTCTGGTTTGGTGGGAATAAGAATCGCAATATTGAAGCGATGGGTCTCGCCCTTGAGTATGCTGAAGCAGCCTAACACCGGGGGGCCTTCGGGCCCCCCTATTTTTTGACATAAATATAATTGGAATCTTATTGATGTTAAATATGCAAAAAGTAATTGATGACACAATCAAATCAACTAGAACAGGTCACTTTTTATCTGAACTAGAAAGATTAAGGAAAGTAGACAACATTGGATATCTCGACGCAATCATATATTATTGTGAAATTTATGACGTTGAGATCGAATCTATTGCTAAATTAATTAAGAATGATCCTGCATTATTAGCAAAGCTTCAAGAAGAAGCGGAAAGTCTTAACTTTCTAGAAAAAATCTCAAGACTACCTATATGATTATGGAACCATTTGACGCTTATAAGAAATTTCAAGCGCTCAAGTTACATTTTACAAGCGATTCCTATGATTATTTTAAATATAATGGGAGCGTTAAGGTTAATAAGATTTCTTTTGAAACTAAGAATGATAAGTACTATTACTATAGGCTCAGCAAAAAGCCTGATCTTGAGTTGTTCTTAGCATCTAATTTTATTGAAGATGACAACGTATGGGTTGGTAATATCTTTGATGAAATCCACGAAACGCGTTATAAAAATGCAAAAAGAAAACATGAGTCGCTATCCTATATGGTAAAAAGCGAATTGAGTAATTATGAATCTTTAAATGACGCCCTAGTGGTAACTAACGGGAACTATCCAAAAATACTGAACGACTATAATCGTGGCTCAGTATCAGCGGAGACTCTCGTTGTGTTGGATCGTACTCTTAATGTATTTGATTACTGGTCAAACAATATTAGTGACACAGTCGTGTGGCCACGTAAGAAGATGAAGCTATTAAAGTATGCTCCATTCCTACAGTTCGATAAGAAAAAAATGAATGCTTTACTGGTTGACATTTTTAGAGAATCGGTGTAGAATAAATACTCTTATATAATGAATAATGTGGATAAACTGTTAATACATTGCAAATACAAGGAAAATACGTATGAATACATTCGCACAAATGAAAAAGTCCCGCGCCGAGCAATTCGAAAAGCTCGCACAAGCCGCTGAAAAAGTCAGCAATCCACAGCAAGGTGGAGGTGTTGATGAACGTTTTTGGAAACCTACAGTTGATAAAGCTGGTAATGGCTCAGCAGTCATTCGATTCTTGCCTGCACCACAAAATGAAACTGTTCCATTCGTTCGTTACTGGGATCATGGATTCCAAGGACCAGGTGGTTGGTACATCGAGAAATCTTTGACATCTCTTGGTCAGCAAGATCCTGTATCTGAGTTTAATACCTCACTTTGGAATTCTGGTGTTGATGCTGACAAAGATCAAGCGCGTAAGCAAAAGCGACGCTTGCATTACATCTCAAACATTTTTGTTATCAGTGATCCTGGTAATCCCGCAAATGAAGGTAAAGTATTCCTATACGAATACGGCAAAAAAATCTTTGATAAGCTCAATGATTTAATGCACCCTCAGTTTGAAGATGAAGATGCAGTGAATCCTTTTGACCTATGGGAAGGTGCTAACTTCCGTCTTCGAATTCGTAATGTGGAAGGCTATCGTAATTATGATAAGTCTACATTTGACTCGCCTGAAGTCCTCCACGCTGATGACGAAGTCTTGGAAAAGATTTGGCAATCAC